AATGAAATGATGGGTCAATTTCTTATGGAACTTCATAAAACTTTTCCAGAAGAAAGAGGTTTAAAAAAATGCATGTCAGCTTTTGATTTAATGAAAGAAACGAATCCAAGATTAGTTGTTGATGGATTTATGGCAAATGTTTCTCCTTACGCGGATAAATTATCAGCAAGAGATGAAGCATTTTTTCTTAAAGAATCTGAAAAATTTGATTTTTTATCGGATGTCAAACTTTCTAAACACTGGTCGTCGTGTTCAGAAGCTACTAAAGATGCTATATGGCAATATTGTCAAACTTTATACATGTTAGGTACGACTATAAAAACTATACCACCAGATACATTACAAATGATTGAATCTGTTGCAAAACAATGTGCAGATCAAATGGGTGGTGAAGGTGGTGAAGGTGGTCAATTGGATGAAGCGGCCTTGATGAAAACTATGCAGGGTATGTTGGGTGGTATGTTGGGTGGTGCAAAAAAATAAACTCATGTTATATAAATGACATCTTGGTTCGACGATCCAAAACAACTCATTCGATCAGATAAAATTTTAGAATTTTGGCCATCAACTAAACATACACCAGAAGAACGTATAAATGCCGCATCTCGATTTATAATTTATGCGACTTGTATTATATATCTTATTAGACGTGACATACGTATATTTGTTATAGGGGGAACCGCGTTGGGTGTTCTATACATAATGGAAAAATCAGACATGGTAAAAAATGCCTTAGCTAGACCTACAACCGGACAACTTGGTTCTTCAGGAGCGTGTCAATTACCAACTGAAGATAATCCAATGGGAAATGTACTTATGAGTGATTTCTCTGATAGACCAGATAGACCAAGTGCATGTTATTATCCAACTGTAAAGACACATGTTAATAATAAAGTTACAAACGGTGTTAAATATGGTCCATCGCGTTCCAGGTCTTCCATGCCAGAATATCAAAGAAATGCGTTTTCTAGACAATTTGTTACAATGCCAGATACAAGTTTAGGTGGTGATCCACACTATGCTTATATACACGGTAAACAAGGTGAATTAACGTGTAGACAAGACCCTCGATTATGTGATCCAAATGCGAGAGGTGTTCAACTTGAAGCGTTTGCAGGATTAGATCCAAATGATGATAAGAGAAGTGGTATGCACAGAGGTTCTGGATTGGCAGTTGGACATTCGGCATAATTATTTGTAAAATATATATACACCTGATACTCGATTTTTGTAAACAAAATGTTTACATAATATAAAATGGCGTATCAGCTTCAACCAGGAATGAAAATTGTTACAGATAAAGCGGTTCCACCAGTTTGTGCAACCGAAGAAGTGTTTGTATATCCTCAGCCCAGTACTCTTAATTATGTTTCTTCGAGACCAAATACCATGCTTTATGGAACAGCTCCATTCAAGGCAGGTAAGGGATCACCAGCACAATACATAGAAACGAGTGATTTGCTTAGACCACAATCTACATCTCAATTTAATAAAGTATTAGCTAAACCACACGAAAGATATTTACATCCATTGCAAAATGTTGAATGTAAAGTTCCACTCAGAACTCGAACATATGAACCTGCGAGTAGTCGAGCCGATGTTCAAAATGGTTTATTTCAGCAAAGATATCTCAATAAAAATGTTACTAAGAATTAAGAATGGCTGACCCTATATCCATATTAGCTATAGCAGGACTAGTTTATGCAGGTCGCAAATTAAGTAAATCTGACGAAGAAAAATATTCAATTGATGGTAAATCTATAGAAGATGAATCGAGAATTATATCTGAATCTGATCGTGACATAACAATCGATTCGGCTTATCTTGGTCCACTTTCACCACTTGTTGAACCAACTTATCAAAGTAAAGAGGAAGTCTCTTCATTTGGAGATGTTTCTCCACAAACTAGATCTTCCGGGGGTGAAGTTTTAGATATGAGAGGCCGAATGATGTATGATGGTGGGGTGATGAATAACCTTTCACCAATTGAAAAACAACTTGTTGGTCCAGGTCTTGGTGTTGATCCAAGTGTACCAGCAGTTGGTGGACACCAACAACTTTTTAGAGTAAATCCGGAAAATGTTGGTGCATACAGGTTAACAACTCTCCCAGGGCGATCTGGTCCAGCCTTTGATGTTAAGGGTGGTAGACGAGGTGTTGCTGGTGAACTTGGAAATAATAGACCAGAAAAGACGGCGTTTCTCCCAGATCGTCTTCCACCTTCTGCGGGGCGTGCTCAAGGCATGTCGGGTAGAACACCAAGAGGTGAACATGAAAAAACAAAACGTACTACAAATAGATCGGAAACTGGTTTACGAACTGATACACTCGGCACGGCTGCACCAAAGAGATTTACTTCCGCTCTTACTCGTGCACAAGAACCAACACGCAATAAGAAAGATGGTAATATTGAAGCGTATTCGTATCAAAATGCTCCAGGACCAAATATTCATAAGTTTGTTCACGGGTATATGACTTCACCAGCAACTAAAATTGGGGAAAAACGTGTATATGGGGATTCGCATACAGTAAATGAATTAATGAAATTTGGATTTAGACCTTCGGAAAGAAGAGGTAAGGTGGGTAGAGCGGCAGGACCTGGAAGAATGAATGTTCGTGCCGACGCTCTAAACCAGGGTGGTATGGTTACATCCGTTAGATCGGATACATCCCGTATAGATGGAAGAATTAATTCAGCGAATGGATCGTGGACACAGAATTATAGAAATAATGATTACAATCAATTTAATGCATATAAGGGTATACCTAATCCAAATTCTTCTAAAAGTGGTTTGGATATAGCTAAAAACCAATTATCGAATAATCCTTTGGCACATAGTCTTTCGTAAATAATAAATGTAAATAAAAACACTCATTAAAATAATACTACTATATTTTAATGAAGGTCCATACCTTAGACATAGATAGTGGTGAAAGAGATCCAATTTCTTATCCAAATCCTGCAGACTATGTTGTTACTTTAAAATCACCTATTTATGATGTCACTAAGATTTCCATGATATCAGCACGTATACATAATAGTCAATTCTTAATTAATGAACGAAATAATACATTTACGATTAACAGTACAACTGTATCTATACCTAATGGAAACTATAATGGTAGAGATCTCGCATCAAATGTTGTGCAGGAGTCAGGTGGAATATTAACAAGTTCATCTTTCGATAAAGATACAAATGCTATAACATTTAATGGAGGTAGTAATTTTACGTTTAAGTTTTATACTGGTACAAATGGGTATAACACGTATGTAAGTGGTAAAACAACTCCACATGATATATTGGGATTACCTGCAAATGATATAACTTCAACAGGTAATACACTTACAACAGGTAGTATTAATTTACAGGGTGCAGATGCTATTATCGTAAAATTGAGTAGTGGATCAGATGAATTTAACAAAACAATATTTTCAGAATCACCTTTCTACACTGGTAGAATACTCATGTGTGGTGACGTAATTAACTATTCTGGTGTAGATGATGCTGTTGAACATAATTTCGATAGCGGTGCGCAAAAAACCATATCGAGTTTACGTGTACAATTTTATTATAGTAGTAATAATCGTCTTATACCTTATGATTTTAGAAACGCAAATCATATTCTAAAATTAGCTGTAACGTGTTCTACTGATAAATTCGTCAATATACCTAAATTGATGAGAGATGATAATCTCCCAACACCTTTGAGTATCCCAGAATTTGAGGATAATCATAGGTGGGATGTTTATTTACCTATATTTTTTGTAGTAGCAACTGGTATATTTTTACTTTTTGTTATGAAAAAGCCAAAAATTACTTAGTCACCGCGAAGATTGGTTGAGATGGTTTGGTGACCTTGGAGGAGAGTCGGGATGTGATGAGATAGACAACAATCGACAAGAGAGTTGTCATAATAGCAGTGAGAGTGTAGTTCATGCCACCATTCTTGTTAACCTTAACAACTTGGTTAACGACCCATCTCACCAAATCCACCCACGAAAGGGCGGCAGCGAAGGAAAAACCAGCGACAATCGCGTTAAGAGATTGACCCTCGAGTTCACGGGCAACGAGCATAGCAGTTTCTTGAGCAGTTTGAGCAGACATTTTTTATACTATAAATATAGATTTTATTCTGGGAATATTGTATCTTCGAATAAAATTTTTTTATACTTTTTTGTATTTTTCATGTATCCTTTTAACATTTTTGGTTTTTCTTCTTTACCTGAAAGATACCCTGAAGAGCTAGTTTCTGATTCGGTTCCTGTGTCTGAATCCGAATCTGTAATATCACTAATATCCGAATCTTTATCATCTGATATAACGAAATAATCAGAACTTTCATTCCATCCTTCAGGCTCTGATGTGTTCATTACTATCTATAGCATTTTTTAACATCTGTTCTGATGGGTTTTTCGGCACCCACTTTTCCCAATTATCGTAGGCCATGTTCATTTTAACAAACTTATATTCCCGACCTGAATATCTTTCGAATTCTATACCTTCTTCATCTTCGTCAATTACTTCAATTTCGTCTTCTTCTGTATCATATTCATCTTCGTAAATTTCTGGAAAGTGTGTACCCAATTTTTTACCAACTTCGTTCATTGCACAGTATTTCATAGCATATTCTACATCTTCACTAAGAACAATGTCTCTTCCACAAGCTTTCGCGTATTCTGCTGCAAATACCATTGATTTTTCCATGACGGGCTGGATAATATTAATTGCGGACTCTTGTACTTGTTCGAGTAAAGATTCCGTGGCGTCTTTTTCTTGTTGATTCATTATGTATTAAATATTGTTTTTGCTGTACCGTTCTCTACGCGGAGTATATTATAACTATGTGCGTAAACTCTAAGTTCTCTTTCTGCAGATGTATCTGGGTATAATTTTAATTTCAAAATCTGGTCTTTAATTAAACTAAAGTTAACTTGTCCTGTTGGATACCACCTTTCTGGTTCTAAAGCAAAACTATACGAATAGTACCTCCTAAATAATTGCGTTCTTGAATGATGTATACCACTTTGTACTGCACGTAAATTTATGGCGTTCCCAGTTTGTTCATTTAAAATAGTAGAATCTCCAAGATTAAACTCGAGACTTTTAAGATTTTCAAAATTTGTGTATATGTTATCTATAATCATATGAGGTGAATCGTAGTTAAATGGCGAAATGAAAAATCCTTCAACAACTTTACGTTTACGTTGAATTACGAAAAACAATTCCTTTATGGGGTTTATAAATTGGAGTCTATGTTTAAAATCAACTATTGAATTGTCACCGGGTGTACCCTGTGCTATGATCTCACGACTCTCCTGGATTTGTGTTATGACGTAGTCTTTTCTTTCTTTTTTTAATTTTCTTTTTTCGTCTTTGTCTAAAGAAATCATTTCCGTTGTTATTTTTAGACTCTTAATGAGTCCTTTGGGTGATGCACCTGTGTATGATGCATCACCACTGAATGTTCCGTAAATACAGTCTTTTACGTCTCGTAGTTTAATAACAATTTCAATTTCTTGTTTATCTATAGAACATATAGGTATAGCTAATTCTGGGTTATTATAAAAGTAAAATGGTATATCAACAAAGTATTTTTGATTTGTCGTAGCGTGTCCTAGGTACCCTAAAATACTATTGTCTGAAACGGCTGTACCTGATAATTCTGTAGGTGGTTTACCAACGAGTTTATCTAAACATGACTGTTTCGTTTGCGTAACGTAATTTTCAGAATAAATCGCTAAGAAATCACTAGGTACTCTTTGTATAAGATTGTTACCAATATATAGTTCCGCGTATTCAATCATGGCATGGCCTATAGATTCGACGTATCCGAATCCACTCCATCCACCCAATAAACTTTGGTCGATCGGGTTTAATTCTACTTTTAAACTTACGGTTTTAATAAGGTCACCTTGGTTTTGTGGTATAGTACACTTAATTATTTCACCAAACTCTACGTTTCCATCTACGTCTAAATCACGGTAAAAGGGTGCAAAGTTAGTATGTTTTTGAAAGTTTTTTACGAAGTATGTATATTCGGGATCATCCGTAAAAAAGGCGTCCTGTGGGCCAGATGTTTCTAATTGAACTCGACCAGCCATTACTATTATAACTGACTAAAATTTTAAACCACCGAGTCCTGCGTCTATGCGTAATACATTGTAATTTACAGCGTATACGTAAACTTTGTGTCCAAAACTTGAGTCTGGA